CCAACAACCGCCCCGAGCTATCAATTCTGACGCGCTCGGCGGCAGCAGAACCATTTGTCCTAGTCGCAAAACGCATATACGACGCTGTATTGTCATCCGTTCCGTTTTCTTTTGCGACCTGAATTGTTCCGCCCATTTCGGAACCGCTTCCGTCGTGGTTGAAGAAAGTAAGGCCGCAACCTGTATTAGCGTCTCCGCTAGTAGCCGATGTAAAAAGCTCTAGCGAATCATTATCGCTCGGCTGCAAAGATCCACCACGGCTGCCGGCAACTTGAATCGTGCCCCCGATGTTTACACGATCATTTCCTGCATCAACTAGAAACAAGTTTGCGTTTGTATCACCTTCAACCCTCAAATCAATATCGTTGCCGCCGTCATTGAAAACAACCTCAGTAGTGCCAAACTCAACACGCTCAACGCCATTTGTTGCGATAGCAAGCTGATTTGCCGCAGGGCGGAAAAAGCCAGTGTCTAGATCGCTTGCAAACGCCAAGCCAGGAGAACCGACAGTGCCGTTTTCCATCAGCAGCGTGCCATCAAGCTCTTGAATGACGACCCAGTCATCATTTGCCGCGTTACGCAGTTTTAGCTGACTTGCGTTTGTATCGGCCCACCACTGAAAGGCATACGTCGTTCCGGGCTCTGACGAACCGCTGTTATTGCTAACAATTGCCGCTAGCGCATTGTTCAGGTCAGCTCTTACAGCAGCCCCTGAAGCGTTTGCGATCACATAATCATGCGTTGCCATAATTAAGACTGCTGTGTGCCAAAGCCAGAGGCTTGATACTGGAACTGACGATCGATAGCAGCATCTGAGCTGTTACGGAAAGTGATCGTGAACCCAGTACGTGCCACTGAAGTGACCTCATAGTAATCCCCAGAGTCAAGGTTGTAAGCCGTGATGCCAACACTTGGCGCCTGATAGAAAGCATTGTCAAAGGTCACTGCTTTTGCACCCGTTCCAGATGAAATGGTGGTGCTGCCTTCCGTTCGCCTCTCCAGCTGCATCGTGAAACCCAGCTCATCGACAAGAGGCGTCTGGTCAACATGGCCCGAAGTTAGCTCTGCCTTGAACTGGAACTGTCTTCCCGCATAAGAACCCGACTCCATAGGAATCCATTCGCCAAAGTCAATATCAGACTCAAGCTGAAACTTGTCATCATCTTCAGTCAAGAAAAAGTCGCCGTCTTCAAGCAAAAGCTCGACGTCAGTTGTTGCTGCATCACTAGTTCTTAGATAAAGCTGAGCGCTTGTTTCGTCAGGGATAAGCCCATCACAGTCCGACCAGCGATCGATATTTTCAGCTCGGTCATCAAAAGTGTCGGACGGGTAAAGTCCACGCGACTTAAGACGACGATTAAAAACAACGCTAAATTTAGCGCCTAAATCTAAAATGCTGTTGAAATAATATTCCCCAGACAGAAGCCGAGTTCCAAAGAAATCAAAATCTGGTATGTCGTCAAAATCGGTTTTAGAATCTAAGTCTTCATCCCCATCTAAAACGAGTCCATCAAACTCTGAATTGTATAAAACTTGATCCTTTTGCCCTTGAAACTCTGGGCTATCCAAATCCTCTCGCCTAGTTACAATCGTCAACCTTGGGAGTTGATCAGGCAAATCAATAACGGCGCTTTTTGCGTTACTGCTGCGCTGCCCTGTTTCGTCCTCAAACTTGATTAGATACTCACCTTCCAGTATCGGCAAAACCGCTTGACTGTTTGTTGCTTGAATCTTTGCCATCTCCACGCTGTTTGGCCAAGTGCCTGAGCCGTCAGTTTCAGGCGTGTGCCGAATGATTGCAGTGAGCTTGGATCTGTCTAGCGACGTTACGGGTATTTTCCATTTAAGAAGAACTTGATTGGTGCCTGTTGGTTGGATCGTTACCTCATCAGGGTCTGGAGGGAGCACGACCTTGTTTGGGTCGTCAGGGTCAATCTCAGGAACAGGGACAACAACCGTGCTTGAAATCCACTTTGATTTTTTGCTGACTGGAGCCGCTCCAACAGCTCGAATCTGAAAAGTAATGCTTGCACCTGTGGGCTGTCCGTCAATTTCAAAACTGGTATTAGTAGTTTCAAAATTGTTGTAATTCCCTTCCCCTATTTTGTACCTTATTTCGAATGCAAAGGTTGCACCATTTAACGCACGCGACCAAGTCGCTGTCATTCTGTTAGTAACAGATTGCCCAGACTTAATCTCACTAGCCGTCAAGACTAGGTTTCTAGGTGGTTCAGGCGTGTCATTGAATGTCGTGACATCTTCAAACACCAAGTCAGTGCCTGTATCAGCGGTGTCGTAGATGCTGTCGTTGTGCTGAACGCCAGTGACTGAATACGTGCCATCACCGTTGTCAGTAATTGACAGGCATCTAAATTTTTGATTTTCAACGCTAGTTGTTGAAATCGCCCAAAGCGATTGAGCAAGCGGTGCAGAACTAAACGAACTCACATTGATCACAGCGCCTGAAACGCTGCTAATGCTTCTGGCCTCAACCGTTCCATCGGCCAGAGTGCAGGTCAACGTAGGGCTTGAACCTGCGGGCAATGCAATGGTTTGATCTGCTGTGATTGCGCTTGTGGTCGCACTGCTGACCCTGCCCGCTAGCCGCACGCCTTGGCGCATCTCATCAGAAACCGCAAAAACTTGACCCGGCAAAACGACAGCACCTTGAAGCCCGGTTGAGAAGCTGATGATTTCACCGTCCAGCTCTTCAGATGCAAGAAGCCATCGACCCATCCTCTGCGCTTGAAACTTTGAAGTCGCGCCAAAAGCGATGATTTCTTTGATCTGCTTGCCGTACTTTGCAATCAAGTCAGAGTCTTCAACGACTACAAAATTTGATTTGTAAAAATTTTGAGGGTCGTTATACCTAACGCGAATGCTTGTGCTGCGTGTTTTTAACGATGTGCCTTCGTAGTTGAACGCTCCACCGATGACGTTGCTGTTGGTGTAGAGATGAACAGGACTAATATCTGACCCGTCAAGGTTGCCATGATCTGCCGTTGCTTGGATCGTGTTGGCACGCCAGAAAAGCATCCCACGGAAAACACTCGCCAAGTCTTGAAGGACGCTAAAAGCCTCTGCTTGATTGCCAATTATGGTGTTACAAGCAAACCTAGGCTCTGTTGAGCCATCAGGGTTTGTGACCTTTTGATTTGCGTATTGCGCCAGAGGGTAAAGATCCACCCAGCTGATGTTTGACGCTTCGACAAAATCCCCAGCACCATAGCGAGTGTTGGTAAGCATGTCGTGCCAACAGCACACCGGGCACGTAGTCCACGCTTGTCTCAGGCTGCCGTTGAAAGTGCCGGAAAAACTCAAGCTCCCGTCTTTTTCAACAACAGCGTTGTGAGGGATGCTTACGATTCTTCCTTTTATTTTGTAAGACCTAGTCGGAACACTATTGAACTGTCTTGTAGATAGGGAAAGCCCAGCTACTGCAGAAAAAGGATAGGTTTTAGTTGAAGATATGCCTTCAATCAATGAGGTCCAAAACAATCTATTTGAGCGTGAACCTTCTAATGGCGTGTTTGCGGCTAAGTCCTGAAAATTTCTAAATTTTACTTCAAAATGATCTTCGCCTAAATCTATTTTTCGGAGTTGGATGTTCCATGGCCCAGTGCCGTCTAGGCTTAAGCGAGGAGTCTTAAATTGATAATCACTCGTTGACACACCTGTTATGGTTTTGTCGTATTTAGTGACGAATGAGCTGCCCTGCGATTGTATTTGAACAATAAACCTAACTTTGCCCCAAAAAAGTTGACCAGAGGCTAGCCCCTCTTTAGATGTCGAAAACAAGGCGGGAATTGAAAGTAGAAGTTCAACAAACTCAGATTTTGTGTCTGTTACCTGTCGAACAATTTGACCTGGCCCATAATCACGCGCCAAAACTTGGTTGTTCGCGTCTAATGTTTCAGAGTAGTTTTTCCCAACTTCTACGCCAATTTCAGTGACCGTAGACGTACCAGCTGCGCCTTGCGGCAAGCGGGTTTGCGTTGAGCCGCCAGTTCTGAAATCATAATCCACATCACTCTTTGAGAACTGACTGATCTGCGTTTCCTCGACAGCGATACCATCAGACGCGCCGACAATGCCTTGGATTGGCCCTTCACAAAGAAGGTCAATGATTTTGATAACAGAAGTGGAGTTAAGAGCCATGGGTCAATCGTACCTTTCAAATTGTTCGTAGCCGTAGCTTTGCCAAAAGAGCGTCTGCCCGGATAGTGCTCTGGCTTCAATAATTTCTACCTCCGGGTAAACCTTGTTGAGGTTGCTTGCGTCCCCATGCGACATTCTGTGCATCCACTTGTACCCTTGATTAGCTAGCAACAAGCCTTGAACTGTTGCCTGAGACGAACCGATGACTTGATCAGGCCCGCTTTCAAAATTTCCAATAATAGTCAAACGATAAGTAAAAAATGCGTCAACTAATGTGCTACCAGCACCGCTTACTGGCTCATGCAATCCGTTCACCAAGCTAAAAACAAAGTCAAACTTTTCGCGTGCGCCTGATCTTTCATCGACTTGACTGCTTTTGGCACTTGAACTAGCTCCTGATGTTAAATTTATGTGCGCTCTTTTTTGTTTAACTCTACTTACGTTCCCGTTATAATTAGTACCGGTGCGGCGAACTGAAACGCCTGAGGCGCTTAGAAACTTGCCGAAGTTCAAAACCTCACCGCCGACCAGAACGGTTTGCTGTCCTGGAGTTTTGATCGCGGTCTTCAAAGGGTCCGAGTCGTCTGCTACTTCCACAGTGGCTGAAAGCAGATGGCTGCCTGATAGGACTTCGCCGTAGGCAACCGGG